TTCACTTTCGAATCTAGCAATAAGTTCATCGCTGTTGATCAGCTTTAAACTAACGGTATCGCCTGCTTTATAACCTTTGTTTAATAATAACATATTTTAGTACCTATAAGTTTCTGGTTTATATGGGCCACTTTGGTCAACACCGATATAATCAGCTTGTTCTTTTGTCAATGTAGTTAGCATAGCACCAATCTTATTTAAATGCAACTTAGCAACTTTTTCATCTAAATGTTTGGGTAATGTATACAATTCACCTACATTATATTGGCCGGGATTGGTCCACAATTCAATCTGTGCTAGAACTTGGTTGGTAAAACTATTGCTCATAACAAAACTAGGATGTCCTGTGGCGCAGCCTAGGTTGATAAGTCTGCCCTTGGCCAACAAGATAATTTTCTTACCGTCTGGGAATACAACATGATCGACTTGTGGTTTGATTTCATCCCAAGTGCAATCATTGAGGCTAGCAACATCAATCTCATTATCAAAGTGCCCAATATTACATACAATGCTTTGATCTTTCATAGCATCCATATGTGCTCTTGTGATGACATTAACATTGCCTGTGGCTGTTACAAAAATGTCTGCTTTGTCGGCAGCATATTCCATGGTAACCACACGATAGCCTTCCATAGCAGCCTGTAGTGCATTGATAGGATCGATCTCAGTTACCCATACCTGAGCACTTAGTGCACGAAGTGCCTGTGCCGAACCTTTGCCCACATCGCCGTAGCCAGCAACTACAGCAACTTTACCTGCAATCATAACATCAGTGGCTCGTTTGATACCGTCCACTAGACTTTCTCGGCAACCATACAAGTTGTCAAACTTAGATTTAGTTACACTGTCATTGACATTGAACGCACGGAATGGAAATGTACCAGCAGCAATGGCTTCCTTGATACGATAGATACCTGTAGTAGTTTCTTCGCTAACACCAACAATACCTGCTACCAATTCCGGATGCTTGTTAATGATCCACCAGGTTAGGTCGTGCCCGTCATCGAGAATCATGTTAGGAGTCCAGCCATCGGGGCCAGTACAGGTGCGCTCGATACAGTCCCAATATTCTTCTTCAGTTTCGCCTTTCCAAGCAAAAACAGGAATACCTAGATCGGCAACAGCAGCCGCAGCATGATCCTGTGTGGAGAAAATATTACAACTGCTCCAACGAACACTGGCACCTAATTTGACCAATACTTTGATCAACAGGGCTGTTTGAATGGTCATGTGCAATGATCCAACAATACGAGCACCTGCTAGAGGTTGTTGATCTTGATACTCTGCTAAAATCGCCATCAAACCTGGCATTTCTGATTCAGCAATTGCAATCTCTTTGTGTCCCCAGGCTGCTAGGGCAATGTCTGCTACTTTATAATCGGTCATATATTCCTTAATTTTTATGATGTTGCCAATGTTGATCAGTACCACCTAAGTGTCCCCAATCGCTGTCGACTGTTAGTTTACTTGAGATGCCGCCACGGGGACGGAACTCTATTTCTATTCTAATACGATCTGGTTCGTAAGCAGCCATCAAGTGCTTATACATTACATCCATGGCACGTTCGTAGCTGATCACAGTATCTCTATATTGGAATAGATACTCTTTTAGACTTTTTAGTTCTATGGTTTTATCTTTACCATAGAACCAAATAGTAATGTCTCCAAAGTCTGGTTGGTTGTGCACTCCTAGAAATGTAAATTCAGGAATACTAATTCGTTGTTCATATCCTTTTGCTGCATTGGGCAGACTTTTTAGTGTGGTGCCGTCAATAGCACTCCATAATTTCTTTGTTGTCATTTTTACCTTAATTAATCGGATCTTCTTTTGTTGGCATTGTGCACAATGCTTCTAAAGTTTTATAATGTTCGTAGGCCTTTTGCAATGCTTCAAAGTGTTCTAACTTCTCTGGATCAGGTGCGAGTATGGCCAATCTCTTTTCTATAGTTTCCAACAAATCGCCTAGGCTACGACCCTTCCATTTGATATCGCCGTCGAAATTAGCATCGCCAGCAACTTCTAAACTAGCCTTTGTGGTAGTCAATGGAGCAGTAGAAATGGTATAGGGGCCGCCGGGTTGATGCCAATTATATGTTCCTGACATACTGCCAGTTAAATAAGAACCGCTAGAACCATTGGCTCCATTACCTAGTATAGATCCACTGCTACTACTACCAGTTGCACCATTGCAGGTAATATTACCCCATAATGAATTCAGCGTAGAAATGTCTATAGTAGTCAACGGCGGGAGGCTAGAAGAGTTTAAAGTAATATGATTATATGCTTCGTCAACTTCTTGGGCTATTAGACCTGCAGACTTCTCTCCGCAAGAAACTTCGGCGGCTTTTACTCCACCTAATGCCTCTTTGATTTTATCAAGATCTTCTTTAGTCGCCATACCCGCCAGCCGTTTCCTCAATATATTTCTTGAGTTCGGTAAAGCCACCGATTAGATTTTCATTGATAAAAATCTGCGGAACAGTACGAGCAGTAGGCACTGCTTCTAATAAATCTTCTTTGGTATAACCGTCACCAATCTTACGTTCCTCAAAAGGAATACCGCGTTGATTTAATAATGCCTTGGCTTGTTCACAGAAGGTACAGTGATACTTACTCCAAACAATTGCTTTAGTCATATTTTATTTTCCTTTTATTATAAATCTGGTAGTTCATCATAGCTAACATTGTCGCTCATCACACCAATTACATAATTGGTAGATTCCGTTTCCTGCAAAGCGGCCTGTTTCTTACCTATGTTAACGTGTTTGTTAAACCATGGGATGGGGCTGCTCTTAGGATGATCGCCTAGATATTTAATGCCTATGTCTTTAAGGCGAGTAAATGCTGAATAGTCAACAAAGTTCTTTAGAATGTCTGCGTTAAGTCCAATCACAGGACCTTTCTTGAATAGATAGTCAGCCCATGCTTTTTCTTCTGCAATAACTTCCATATACATAGCATAGACTTCTTCAGCACACTCAGTTTCTAACTGGGCAAAATCTGGATCATCTTTAACACATTGATTGATCAACCAAGCAGTCCATTCTGCGTGTAGCAATTCATCTTGCAAGATCAAACTAATGATATTACCGTTGCCGATATAGATTTTATTTTCAACCATGGCCAATGATGTAGCAAATGATACCATGAATCTTAGGGCTTCGAGTGCGTAGCTGGCCTGCAGAGCCAACCAGATAGCACGTTTATGTTCCATTGTCGAAATTTCCTCACCCAACTCTTTGCGGCAGTTGAGCGTGTGTAACGCTTCGTAGTATCTACCGACATTAGCAGCCATTGACACAATTTCTTGTGTATCGTGGATTTTATTAAATTCTTCTTTTGGTACACCATAGACATTCCTTATAATGTGACTGTAGCTCTTTGAATGAATATTCGTTTCAAAGAAACTCCAGTTACTGATCAATGCTTCTAGTTCAGGGATAGATACCACTGGACCAAAAACTTGATTTGGTGCACGACCCTGGATACTGTCCAAGGCTGTTTGTCTTAATAGGTTACTGGTAAAAATATGTTTAACTGCTTCAGTGGCATCTTTGTGATCCATCTTGTCTTTGGTAAGACTGATTTCTTCAGGAACCCAAAAGAATCCACGAGCCAGTTCTTCAAACTTGGCTATCTTGGGATAGCGAAATTCTTCGAATCGTTGTACAGTCACAGCTCCATCTAAAAACATTTTACGTTTTAGATAATTTGTTGGCGTGACTAAATCGTATTGTGCTTTTGACATTTTTTATTCCTTAGAGCTTGCAGGCTTCGCAATCATCTTCAAGCTCTGCATATACTGTAACAGGCTCGACAGTGATTAATCTATCAGTTTGAGTATTTAAAATATTCTTAGCACCAGTTTTGTTTATCAAACTGTAGTACATGGTCTTCAAACCCCACTTGTAGGCCAACATTAGATTCTTGGCAATTAATGTGCCGGGAACCTTACCATCGGCAAAGTGTGCAGGATTATAGAAAGTGTTTGTACTCAACGACTGATCAATATACGCTGCCAACACTGCACTGGTCTTTAGATAACCTGCACAGTCTTTCTGTTCCCACATTAGTTGATAGCGATTCTTTAATCTACGATATTCAGGAACTACTTGCACGAACGAGCCGGCTTTGGATTCCTTGACACTGATCAACTCCATTGGCATTTCAATACCGTTGGTGGAGTTGAGTACAACTGAACTAGATTCAACGGGTGCCACAGCCATTAAGGTAGCATTGCGAATACCATATTGTTTCATACGTTCACGCAGTGGCTCCCAGTCTAGGCTAGGTGCGAAGTCTGTTAATTCATCAACACCGGTGTTGCGGCGTTCCCAAGGAAATACTCCCTTACCGTAGAATGTATGTTCACTACGTGTGCAGGGGCCCTTCTCTTGGGCAAGCTCAACACTCATATCGGTAAGGTAATAGGCTTGGTGCTCCATCCAGCGTTTGACTTCTTTTAAGGCTTCTTCAGTACCATACTTGAAGTTGCGTTTGGCATGCCAATAGGCTAAATTGGTAATACCAACGCCCAGTGGTTCAAACTCTTTATTGGCCAGTTCGCTTTGCACTGACAAGAAGTCTTGGTAACTCAATAGATTACTCAATGAGCGTACCAGCACTCGGCAGGCCTTTTTCATTTCCTGAGGGTTACGGAAGGCGCCCCAGTTGATGCTGCCAAGAGTGCAAAGAGCAATTCGTCCCGTAGAGTCTTCAATTCTCTGGAAAGGTCTTGTGGGTAGAAGGATCTCTTGGCATAGATTGGATTGATAAATTGGATCAACTGTTGTATCAAATGGGCCCTGCGCGATGACATTGTCGATATTGACAAGGTATATGCGACCCGTATCAGTCCTTTCTTTAAGAATTTGATTTTTGAATATCTCATCTGCCGATACGACTTTCTTTTTAATTGTCGGATGCTTTTCATAGTTCAAGTATAGTTGTTCAAATTCTTCTGTGCTACGATAATAGGCTTCATATAGATCCGGAACTTCGTGCGGATCAAATAGTGTAATGGTTTGATTATTCTTATAACGATTCCAGAACATCTTATTGACTACCACAGAGTAATCCATTTGACGAACGCGAGTTTCTTCGGTGCCTTGATTATTTTTCAGTACAATAAGATCTTCGAATTGGTAATGCCAGATGGGAAAAGTAACTGTGCAACTTGCGTTACGAATCCCGCCCTGCGAGCAAGAGCGTAGGTCAGCGAACCATTTCTTCAAGAATGGTATCATACCCGTGTGTTTGATTTCTCCGTTGCGAATCGGTGCTCCTAAGGGGCGGATTCGGCCGATTTCTAGGCCAATTCCAGCTCGTTTTGAAGCATATTTGGCCATCATTTCGCCTGCGGCAAATATACTGTCCAGGGTGTCATCTGAGCTAATAAGCACGCAGCTTGAAAACTGCTTAGTGGTAGTGCCCAACCCAGCCAATACTGGTGTAGCAAGGGTAAAGTGGCCATCGCTGGCACATTCATAGTATTCTTTAACATATTTTAATCTCTTGTCTTTGGGTTCTGCGTGGAACGCTGTGGCGGCGGCAATGGCATAGCGAACTTGCGGAGTTTCGTAGATGGTATTAGTGGCACGATTCTGCACCAAATACTTTTCTGTTAGCTGTGCGATAGCAGCATAGGTATAGTCTTCGTCTTTGCTATGGTCAATAAAGAGATCAATGATGTTCCATTCATCTTCTGTATACCAATCTAGCAGTTCGGGAGTATACATACCTAGGCTAACATTCTTCTTAACAATGTCAAATAATTTGGGAGGGGTATAACTACCGTAGACTTCTTTACGCAGCATACTGACACGCTGGCGCCCTGCTACGTATTGATAATTTACGTTGTTGATTTCTGGGTTTTCTGTTTCGTCTATTAAGTCTACCATGGCTTTAAGCAATAGTTCGTCTATTGTCTCTGTGGTCATGCCATCGTGTAGTTCTATCTGTGCTTTAATTTCCACCATGCTAGGACTGACACCGTCTATACCTGTGCAAGCATGGGCTACTTGTCTTTGAATCTTTGAAATATCGAGAGGAACGCTCTCTCCATTACGTTTGACCACTGTGATCATATGTTGTTTAGTAACCTTTTCTATTGTGTCGAGAATGATATTTACCGGGGGACTTCGACTTCAACTATATTTTCTAGGTAAAATGAATCGGGCACTTTTTCCAGTGCTACAGGACCATTATCATTGTAGTTAATAGCCCAAGAATCGTCGACACAGACTATATTATACTGTCTAGATTGGCTGCGATCTACTAAAATCCTAATGTTTATTACACTATTATTAAACTTTTTAGTCAATTTAAGTGTTTGTGCTATCATTAGAGCTTTGGTAAAGTCGTCATAGACATTTTCTGCTATGATTTCCCACGGTGTTGCCCAAGTCTGCTTATTGAATGGATCTATATTTCTATTGTAGGGAACAAAGGGAGCATCTCGCCAAAAGTCCCACACTGCTTGCAAAGGGTCGTGAGACTCTTCTAATTCAGCACGATGATGTGCCCACGACTCTAGTCGGTCGTTGACATTTTTTTTAAACATTAATATTATTTAATTGTGGTAACAGTATATTCGAAAACGTAATTATTACTATCTGCGTTATTACATGTTAGTGTAACATAATTTCCACCCCCGCCTGTATAAGGACTATTAGATAAATCAGTAGAGAATGTTAATAAAGTACTAGAGTTTGGTACTAGTTCACTGAATGAATAGCTATCCGATACACTAGCATACCCGTCTGAAGAAATTACCAAAGTCAACACACCGTTTCTAGTAAATGTGGTATCGTGATTTAATGTATAATTAAAGATTAAAGTTTGATTATGACCATTTAGGTCCACTACCTTAACATTGTTTTGGCCAGTTTGTACAGTAAAGTATTCAAGAGTAGGGCTACCTGATCCTCCGCCACCTCCGCCGCTCATTATATTGTTAAGATCAACTTCGGTTAAAATGCGAGTATTGTTATTGTCAACGGCACCTTCTGTAATGCTTTTACCAATATAAAGATGCTGAGTATCTTCTGCCCAACCAAACTCACCGGGGCTGAGTTTTGGGATACCACCTGTACTTTCTTGCCCTCTTCGTATCTGTATTTTTGCAATTTCTAAAATCGGCATACCATATTCCCCTATACTCTATTTATCGTACCAAATTCTCTTGCCGTCTACTGATATAAATAAAAGTGTCAGTCGCGACACGCCAATGTCCACTGACTCTAACGCTTTGGAGGAGCATCAGCAATGATATTTATAGACAACAAATACACTCGTTGGTATTACAGTATTGTAGCCAACGCCAATTCTCGTACACCTACAGGATATATTGAAAAACACCATATTATTCCTAAATCCTGCGGTGGAAGTAATTCAAAAGAGAATTTAGTTAAATTAACGCCAAAAGAACATTTTATATGTCATTTATTACTAGTTAGGATGACATCAGGAAATTTTCGTTATAAAATGGCCTATGCATTAAATCGAATGTTAACTACTAACGGCAATCAAGATCGTTATATTCCAACTTCTAGAAAATTTGAAAAAATTAGATTACAAATATCAAATTCTTTGAAAGGGCATCCATCTCCAATGAAGGGCAGATCTCATAGCGAAGAAACTAAACAGAAGATATCAAATATTCACAAGGGAAAACCCTCAGCACTAAAAGGAAAGCCTAAATCGGAAGAAACTAAACAAAAAATGTCCGAGGCTAGAACAGGTTATAAAATGTCGGATAGTGCTAAGAAAAAACTATCTGAATTTAATAAAGGAAAAACCTACTCAGAAGAATATAAGAAAAAAATGTCTGAAAAAACTAAAGGTAGGGGTGCTGGTAGAAAACTGTCAGAAAAGACTAAAGCCAAACTAAAAGATGCGTGGGCTAAACGGAAATTACTTAGTTAATTTGTAATATTCTTCAACTTTATCAAGCCACATATCTTGATATTTGTTAAAATCTTTTGGTAGTAGATCAAACTGTTGATATACCTCTCCACCAGGCTTCATTCCATCATCACCCCTACTAACCATAAAGATATGTCCTTCACGCATATCAGTTCCATATGTATTGTTATGGGCCATGATATACGCCATGAGTTGCAGATAATAATCTTCAACCCATTCTGCTTTCTTTGGACGATTGGTTTGTTTGTAATCGGCAATACAAGGATTACCTTTATAAACGCATACTAGATCAGTTGTGCCCGAGTATAGTCCCTTATAGTATAGACTTTGTTCCATAGCCCATACTTCGTCAACGTCCTTTAATCCATTTTCGATAATAATATTTGCCATAGCATTGGCTTTAACGTGAACAGGATTATTACCAGGTTGGCGAACTTCGCCAACCAAGAACCTCTCCAAATTAGCGTGAAGGCCAGTCCCAACACCACTAGCCTCTTTGGTAATCTGGGCGGCCTTTTCCTCACCAATTCGTTTGCGCCATTCAATCAAGTGTGTTTGATCTTTGGTAGCACCAAGGATAGTGGTCACGCTGGGCAACGATTCTCCGTCGGGAGTTCGATACGATCGTTTGCGAGTTACAGGATCATTTACCTGTACACAGTTTTTATATTGGAATCGTTCAACAAACGGAGGAGGAGTAAATGTAGGTGTCATATATAATTAATTATAACACCTTAAATCCTATTTGTATATATTATGAAAATTAATTTAAGCAATAAAAGTTCCGTTAGATTTATATATTACTACAATATTTGATCCAACAGTAGCAGTTGATACATTTGAACCGCTATAACTAGCACGCCATGAAAATGCAGGTACTGAAATTATAACAACACCACTACCTCCGCTTGCACCGGCACCGCAGCCACCTCGAGCACCACCGCCACCGCCACCGGTATAAGCTGATCCAGCAGATGCTTGTGTAGAAGGAGCCCCAGCACGACCTCCGGTTCCGCCTCCGCCTACTCCGCCAGGCCCGCCCGGTCTTCCAGAGCTACCACAAGCGCCAGTGCCGCCCCCACCCCCACCTGCAAAGTATACACTACAACCACTAACTTGACCGACTCCGTAGGTTGTAGCAACAGTGGTATTGATAATAGAAGAAGCAATACCCGAACCGCCGCCACCACCGGAATTGCCTATTCCAGGAGTGCCGCAACCTCCTGCAGATCCAGCACCGCCGCCCCCGCCACCACCGCCGTTAGAACCGCCGCCATTACCGCCCGGATTTCCTTGCCCCGGAGTACCCGAATATCCGCTGCCCTGTGCACTGGCACCGCCGCCCGATCCACCACTGCTACCTCCGACTTTAAGACTGCCTCTATACATACTAGTGCCGCCGCCTACAGCAGTTTGCCCAAATACAGAACTAGGATTACCATTGGCGCCTGCATTAGCACTGCCAGCACTACCACCTCCGCCACCGCCGCCTACAGTCACGGTATAAATTGTATTAGGATTTACGGTTATATATCCTGTTAATAGTCCGCCGGCACCACCACCGCCGCTATAATTGCTTCCGGATCCGCCGCCACCTGCAACGATAAGATAACTGGCCGAATATGGTTGAACTGCCGTCATAGTAAGTCCTGGTTGAATATTAAGGCCGCCAGATATTATCATAGATTATTTCCTATGGCGTATTTATGGATTATTTAATTGCAGTTTTGGCGTTATGAGCTGCCATTGAATCTACACTAGGACCGCCGCCGCCACCCTGAACGCCCTGTGAGGGTTCTTGGGGAGCATTTGGATCTTGTACAGTGGTGTTTAGAATAACTGTACCATCATCTTTGATGTCTTTGATAACATCACCTTGTGGATCAATTTGATTCTTAAGAGCAATCAATCCATCAGGTGTGCTGATGCCTAGGGCAAAAGGTCTTAATATATTTTGAACAACAGGCCAAGGTAATTCACTGGCCTGTTGATGCCCAGGTTTATTAGCTAGTCCTTGGAGGACGGCTAGAACTTCTCTAGATCCCCCTTGGTCAACTTCAAACAATCTCATTTTGCTAAACGAGCAATGATACTGTGTGCTTCAGCTAGTCTACGAGCTGTGCGTTGTTGACGGCTTTCACGAAGACCGCGGCCGGCAGTTTCTGGTCCGCCAACAGCAGCATCGCTGGCACCAAACTCGTCGCCCGGATTCATAGCATCAGGAGCACCGATATCTAGACCAGGTTCTTCGCCGGGCATACCGCCAGCCATTGGGTCAGCGCCCATAGGAGCAGCTGGCATGCCGCCGCCTGCTAGGCCAGCAACAGCATTGCTGATAGCTTCACGTTGTTGTGTTAGTGTTTCTAGTGTAGCACTCAAAGCAGGAGCAACAACTTGTTTGAATGCTTCGGCTTCAGCCTGGCCAAAGTCAGCACGAATGCTGTCAGCTAGTTCGATAAGAGCCTTGGTTTGGTATTGACCAACACGTTGCATCCAGCTGGTATAATCATTAACGATATCACCAGCGGCTGTAATTGTCTTGGCTTTGGCTTCTTCGTCTTCAGCTAGATAGAATTCTAAACTTTCATTTACAAAACGAACATTGTGTTTAAATTGGCTTTCTTCTAGTTTGCCAGCCTTGGCCATTTTAGCACGAACAGCACCTGCTACACGTTCTCCGGCGGCTTTTGAACCATATTCTTTAGCAGCCTTTTTAGCCACTGCCTTGAAGCCAGTGGTCTTACCGTTGTTGTGCTTGCCTTCGTCACGTTCCATCATAGCACATTCTTTGCAGTCGCAATCATGTGGGTGTTTTGCACCTTCCTTCATCTTGTGTACACGGCCTTTAACAGCAGCTTTAGGAGCACCACCTAGCATACCTTGTAGGTGGCTGGTGTCTTTCTTACCAGAGTCGCTAGAGTCTTTGTCAAACTCTTTAGACTTCTTAGTGTGTACTGTACCAGTAGATGTTTTCTTCTTGTTGAAGCGGCTAGGTGTATCTTGGTCAGCATTACGATCACCGTCGAAGTTTTCTTTAACTTTAGCGTCTTTAGCAGCCTTCTTCATTGGCTCTTTCTTGTTGCCATCTTTGTCTAGATCTAAGAAATCTGGTTTAGCACCTTCCTTGACCTTGGCACTCTTAGCAGCACTCTTCATTGGTTCTGTTTTATTACCATCTTTGTCTAGATCTAGGAAGTCTGGTTTAGCACCTTTAGATGCTTGTGGATGTTTGGCGACTTTAACGCCTTTTTTACCTTCTGTTAGTGCGTCGATCTTGTCGCGCAGTTTTTGCATTTGTTCGCCTAGCATTTCTTTAATCCTTGTGTTGAGCAATTCTAACATTGCTTTATCTTTTTGGTAAGTTTCGTTGGTTAATAAATCATTGAACTTAGCAGCACCTTCATGTTGGAAAATACGAGTACGTAGTTTATTACGAAAGTCTTCCAACTGTTCGCGACCATATTTTTCTAAATTAACACGGGCACCGAATTGTTTTTCTAGGTTCTCATTTAGATGAGAACTAGTCATTGTTTTGTTAAAGTCAGTGGTCTTCATAGGGTTTCCAAAAAGTGTTTAAGTTATTTATACGAGTTTTAAAAGTTTGTCAAAACTATTAACTATGGTCTTTTTGTATTCTGCCTTCTTGATGCGGGCAATATTAAATTTTGTTACGCTGATGTGATAGTTATCGAGAGACTTCTTGCTGCTTGAGCGAATGGCACGATCGTGTAGTTGTTCTTCAAATAGAGCATAGCCATATTGACGATCAGCATTAACTAGATCAGTGTCTAACATTCTACCCAGTGCCAGGCTATTGGCCACAACCGCTGCGGTCTGTGGTAGGTTGATCTGCTTGACCACTATATCACCCCAGGCATCTACTATGTTATACCAACCTGCTTGATTCTTAACTATGGTATAATCACCTATCTTGATATAACCTCTAGGCAGTTTAACAGGAACCACTAGACCCTTGTTTCGCAGTTCGGCCCGAATCTCGCGAGTTGCGTTCAGTATCTTTTGGTATAGATCTTCAGATATCTCTTTCATTGACATTCTTTATTAACAAATTACTATCTTTACTTATTTTATAGATGCCCTTGCGTACTAAACCCTGGGCAAGCCATTGATCGTGCTCGTCTAGGCTGGTTAGTTGCACACGCTCGTGGCGTTCTATAAACTTGTTTTCTTCGTTGTTAACTGGAATGTCTAGGCCAGATAATAGCTGATGTATTTTCATACCTGTGCCTGTTGAGGTTGGCCTAGCTTTTGTTGTAGAGCCTGTTGTTGTTTTTGTAGTGCTTGAATCTGCTGTGTCAACTGATTCATCTGCTGTTGGCTTTGTTGCTGCTGTGGATTAGGTTGTTGTTGCTGACCCATTGGCTTACCAACTTGTGGTGTAGCAGGATTGCCTTGTTGTCCAGGAGCAGGGGATTGAGGGTTTTGATTGCCTAGTGTAGGCTGTGGTGTTTGCCCCGCTGGAGTTGCAGGTGCTGTACCTGTAGGCTGTGTTGTCTGAGGTGTGTTAGAAGTGTTAGGAGGACCTTCTGTAGGTGTTGTGGGATTATCACCACTGGCCTGTCCGGGAGGCACTGGTGCGACTGTTTGTTCTAACAATTCTCTGATTTTCATATTTTAATGTTTTTGTAGTATTACAACAATTAAACCTAGGACACCTGTAATAACAGTGCCAGCAGTGCCAATAATGACCTTGGTCATACTAGAGTGGCCATCTTCGATTAGTTTCTTTAACGAATCAAATTTACCTTCGATGGAAGTCAATCTGTCGTCTAGGCTCTTGTAACGTTGGGCACACAGGTCAACGTGCGCTTCTAGGTTTGTTTTTTCTATATCAATAATCGGTCCGGTGGACATTTGGGTAGCTCCTTCAGTTGAGTAGTACGGTGCCTTAAATTGTGCCTAAATGTGCCTTGATGATTGTATTTTTAGCGGCGATATCTTTGCAGTCAAAGATCGCCTTGTCAATATTTACCGTTTCTGTAAGATTTTTAATGATTGGCACACCGTCTAGATCATCGAGCAACAATCCCAATATATCTCCAGCAGCACTAGTATACACACCATCACGATCGGGACTAAAGGAAAATGTCCACACACGATGTTTACCTTTATAGTCAGTGCCAAAGCCCAACTCCTTTAGATCAATTTTTTCAACCTGGGGTGGGACTTGATAACTCACAATGCTGCGTAATTCTACACATTGTCTCAGTGTGATAAAATTTCTATTTTGGTCGTACTCCAGTGGAGAACCTTGGTTAGGTCTAGCCACCTGTGTGTTGGTAACATCAACCAAGGTTTTAATTTCAAATGTATACATAAACTACCTATATAACATATTTATAGCCGTAAAAAAAGGGAGTTAAAAAACTCCCTTTTGTATCTAATGTTTAGATTAGATTATAGTGTAAAACCAGCAACTGTAACGCTAGTTAAGTCAACACCGTTAGGACCAACGGAATTGCCTAGACCACGAATAGCAGCTTGTAGTGCCAAAGCTGTAGTTCCATAGCTGTTACCTTCGCTAGAACCTAGACCTAGACCGCTTGGAGCTGGTTGACCTGTGTCGCTAACTGTACCAGTGTCTTCTAGAGCGAAACGAATGGTTGTGTTAGAAGCTGCATAAGCTGGTGTACCAATCATAGCAACTGTAGCGAAGCTGTTGGCTGCTACACGAAATACTTGGTCGAAAACGCCGTTAACAACACCAACTTCGCTGGTGTGGATGTCCATGCTTGGGAAAGTAGCTGTAAAAAAGCTAATTGTAGATGGACGTTGTGATGGAACAATAGCTGTTCCGTGTACTCTTGTGATTCCTGCTGACATAATATATCTCCTTTAATCAGTTATGTCCACTCCGCTCCGGAGTGTTTCTGTAGTAGTATTTATGTCTTTTGGAAAAAAATACTTATAATGGTAGTTTAATCTTCGTCTTTTAGATCACCTTCGATGATCTTAAAAGTTTTGGCAGTTTCTTTATTGTCGCGTAGTTTACGAATACTGCGAGTAAATTTACTAGCATCACCGCCTTTGATTGAATTGATAAGTCTGCGCTCTAGTTCGTAGGCTTCTTCTGGATTAAAATTCTCTTTGATTAGACTTAATAGGTTAATGGCACTATCGATTACGTGGGTAGCACGAGCTTCGATGATGGCTTCACCATTTTTACGTTCAGAGATACTATTAAGTTCTTCTAGCAGACTGCGGGTGACACGTTTCAAGGCTGTTTCCTTTTGTTTCTAATATTTAGTATACACGACATTTTGGTAAAATACAACTATTGACTTTTATGCTGCAACCGCACATACTCGTATAAATAAACATATCAGTAGAAACCATGATACTGATATCTTTATATAACACACAGAAAAGGAAACACAAAATGTTAACATATATTACATTAGCCCTAGCAAAACTAGGCGAAATGTTTAGCTCAAAAGAAAACAATCTAGAGCGCTTTATTGAATCTCAAAACCCAACCAATGCTGCCGAAGTAGACTACTATATTCGCCAGTACGATCGTATGAGTCGCCGTGGGAGTTATCTATGATCAGCAAAATCTTTAAGAAATCTAGCTGGTTCCTAGTAACTGCCCTAGCAATTTATGCCACACAAATGGCTTTGGCCATAAAACTGTTTGCCAATGTTAAGTAAGGCTGAACTATGCCGGGCCAAACTATTAGAAGGGTACTACAAGGTGAGTACTCTAAATATCGCGACCACCTTAAAGCCTTGGATGCAGAATCTAGGACACTTCGGTTTGCTAATCCAGTCTCTGATCTTGTAATTGACAATTTCTGCGACAGTGTAGAAGCCAAGCACTACAATCACATTCTATTTGCCATCGAAGACAGCGATCTTAATTTTATTGCTGTAGGGCACATTGCCTTGGAAGAAGGTCGTAAGATGGAACTGGCCTTCAGCGTTCATAAAGACTATCAGGGGCAGGGCCTAGGCAATAGGTTAATGGCACGATGTATCCAATGGTGCAGAATACACGGGTATCTTGATGGATGTATGGTCTGCTTGCGTTCTAACAGCAAGATTCGCCACCTATGCCGCAAGTATGGCATCACCGTTGAGAACGAATGCGATGAAGCACTGGCAGATATTAAACTAGCACCTGCTGACTTTGGTGCTTATCTAGGCGAGACTGTAGACACACAGCTAGGTGTATGGGACTACTGGAGCAAGCGTGCTCTGGCAAAACCTAGTCTGCT